TCCAAGAAGTGATCTTCCTCTTGCAACTGTAGAAGCTGTTAAGAAGTTATCTTCATCAGCACCAGTACCAGCTTTTGCGATGTCAAGATGATTACCACCTAAAGCACCAGCACCACCAGCAAATAAACCATTTAGCTGACTAAATAATCTAGCTGAATTTAACTTGTTAATGCCATCTGCAATTTGATTACGGATGTGACCCATTGGATCTTCACCAGCAGCTAAAACTGCAACATCATCAACTGCGTAAGCAAAACCTCTATGGCAAATAGTTGCAATTTGAGTTCCTGTACCAATCTTCTGTGGTGTTAAGTGACCAGCATTAGATGTACCCCAAGTTGCTGTACCATCTAAGATTTCCTCAGTTGGTGAAATTGGGTTGAACTCAGGTACTTGAATACGAGTTCCACCTTCTCTTGAATCAAGAAGTGTGTTGCGAATAACAGCACCACTTTTGATAAAAGCACTACGCTCTTTTACTGCTTCAGATACATAAGCACTGAAATTATTTCTCTTTACGACATCCGCTAATAGGACACCGCCAGAGTAATTCTTAAACGGAGCAGCCATTTAAAAAACTGTGATTAATTTTGCGATCCCCTAGTCACGGACAAGGGAGCTAATCTCACGGAGACTAACTATTTTTATGAAGCCTCTCTTTTCAGCACTGCTGCAAGTTCAGGGTTTTCATTCTCCATTATAAGCTGTTGAGTCAAATTGCCACTCTTCCAAGGATTTTCTGTTCCACCAGAAACATTAGCAATAGGACTTGGTTTTGCTCCCATTCCTGCTGCACTACTTGGCTTAAAATGATGTTCCCATCCTGAACCTGGATTTTTTAAACTTGTTAAATAAGCTGTTAAATCTTGTTCAACTCCACCATTTAAAATAACAACTTTACCTTCTGCATTCCTTTTTAAATTATTTTGCAAAAGAGATAAAGTTTGCTCTGCGTTAATAGCACCTAAATTACTAATTGCAGCTAAAGCAGTTGTTTTTGTGCTTGCAACTTCATTAGAAGTTTTCATATCTTCTAATTGTTGAGATAAAGAATTTATTCTTTGATCTTTCTCTTGTGCAGTTTGATTAGCCTCCTCCCAAAGAGTTTTCCATTGTCCTTGATCTTCTAATTCCTGTTTACGTTTTTCTTCTTTTTGTTTATACACTTCATCTAACTTTCCTTTTATACCTTTAAATTTTTCTTCTGATTCAGCAGCTTGTTTTTTTAAATCTGCAAGTTGCTGTTCATATTGTTGCTTAATAGCATCAAGATGATTTGGAGCCTCTGCTGTTGTTGCTTGAGTAGGAGTCTCAGCCACGGGCTGTTCAGCAGGAGTCACTGACTCAGGCTGAATGACTTTTTCTTCTATCATAATTAGTCTTCAGTTTCAGTGGTAGTAGTAGAAGTAGGAGAAGGTGTTGTCTTCTTTTTCCTTGGTTTACTAATTTTTTTCTTAGAAATAGAAACAGCTTCACCAGCATGTTCTACAACTTCCCACTTATAAGTTCCGTCTGATTGCAGAACTTTATCCAAAGACCCAGGCATAACCTTTTAATACTTTTCTCTACTATATTAGCGTATTATTCAGGTTTGGCCTCTGAAGCACTAGGTAGTACTTCTCCTTGCACTAAAATATCTCTAAATTCTTCTCTATCAATTACTTGCTGGTCAAATAAAGATGTTAAAGCAGTAATGTCTTGTCCAATTAACCTTTCAATATCAAAATCACGACTAATTTTTACTTCAGGAGCATCAATACCTACATATTGAGCAGATAAATTAAATGCTTTTTGTAATTTTTGCTCTAGTTCCATAGATACCATTGCAAGCATTGAATTAGTATCTACACGATCCAATCTTCTTGCATCTGCAGATTCAGCCACAAATTTTTGTTGAGATAATGTACTGATACCAAGCGTTGCCATTTGCATTTGTAACTCTTTTATCTCTGCTGATTGTGCTTCAAAAGCACTACTTGCTGGCTCTACATAATAAATTTTATTTCCAGGTTGTGTTGCCATTGCATAATTTACAGATATCGCAAGATCTTTAGTTTGATCGTCATAACCCTCCATAACAAGCATTGGTTGTGAAGCTACATGCAAACTATGTATTAAATCAGCTTGTCTTTGATAATGTGCAAGATTTAAATATGCAATATCCAGCAAAGGTGGTTTACTTACTAAATTATCTATTTTTCCAGAATAAATAGTAACTAAAGGAACTTGACCTAAACTAAAATCTCCTGATTCAACTTGCTTATAATCTGAATCACCAGCAGGAGAACTAAAATCACCTGCATAAGTACCATCTTCTGTGTCATAAAGCTCTTCTATCTCTTCCTTCTTTCTAAAAACTCTATATCTTCCAGGTTCTATAACTCTTACCTGTTCATAAATTTTTTCTCCAAATTCACCATCAGGTAATACAGCTTTTTCTCCAATTCTTACCTGTACTAAATTTCCATAATTTGATTCTCGATCTAATCTCCATCCATATAAATTTGTGGGATCTACTTCGATCCAATATGGTCTTCTGTTTTGTGCTCTCTCTTCCGCAAGACTCACTGCTCCTGAAGGTGCTGGATAATCTACAAGAATATGACTTTGACCATAAGTCAATGAGCACATTAATATCCTTCGTGCATATTCATCTAAATCCGACCCACATCCATCAACATCCTGTTTAAACATTTCAGTCCAATATGGATCGCCTATTAAAGTAATTGGTTTACGCAAAACAAGTCCTGCTGCTGCTCTTAATAATCTTTGAGTAAAAGGACTAAAAACAGAACGATTTACTCTTGATAAATATGCCGTGTAATCTTCTCTTGGTTCAATTGGTAAAAAAGCTTCTGAATTTTCTCGTAAATAATCAGTACCTTCTGTTACTGCTTTCATTATTTCCCATCCTTTCATCATATCTATTACAGCCCTTGTTTTTCCAAAGGGGCTGCCAACACCAGCTAATTTAGTAGAAGTGGTGATACTTGTTCTTAATGGGCCAGGGATTGAATAAGTCATGAGTTAACACTTCCAACGTTTTAAAGCTAATGCTTTTCTAGTAGGTCTGCCTTTACTATCTTTCATTGGGCCTTTTACTCCTTTCATTCTTGCACAAAAACTTTTTCTTCTAGCTGCTCTTTTACCAGTAGGGTTACTTTCCGTTACTGGTTCTTTTAAGTTACTTCCAGTAGCACGATTATATTTTTTGCGGCCTTTAGCAGTAAGTCCTCCTTTTTTAGACTTTTCGCCTCTTTTTAAAGATAAACTTACTCCTTTTTTGCGTGGCATTATTTCCCTACCTTTGCTTGTGCTTTTTTATGTGCTTGCGTAAAAGTGTCTCCTGCTCTCATTCGCCTCTTCATAAACTCCATATGCTTATCGCTATGGTGCTCAGAATGTTCTTTAAGTTTATTCTTTTGTTTGATTGTTAGTTTCATTGCTTCTTTGAGTAGGACTTCAAAGGCATTAGGCAGCGTTGGTAATAGCACCAGAAGTAATGAAGCTTACACTTACAGTTTCGAGATCGGCTGTTTGAGCACTTAAAGTTGTTCCTGATACAATTCCAGAAAAACTTACTTTTTTACTTCCAGATGTATCTAAAAATAATTCAAATTGGGCATCTGCTGGATCTTCTGCCGTTAAAACATCTGCAAGTAAATTAGCAGTTTCATTACCACTGGCTGCTGTATAGAGAAAATCAATAGTACCAGAACCAGAGATTAATCCTCCTACATACTTCCTAAAAGTATCTCCATGTCCTGTACATTCTAAAGTTTCTTTTGTTGTATCTAGTGACCAACCTGTTGTAGAAACTATTGCTTCTGTTGTTCCAGATCCGTTTTTAAATTTAACGGAACCTTCCTCTCCACGAAAAAACGCCATGAGTTAAAAAATAATCTATGTCATTATATTAACCCGTAGTTTTTGTTTTTACAGTACCTTTTGACATTTTTGCTTGATATTGTTCACATCTGGGATCCCAAAGTGCAGGATTACGCTTTCCTTTAACTTTCTCGATAATATCGAGCATTTCTGGTGTCACTTCAGTCATTTTTTACTCTTTTTAGTAGTTTTTTTACGCCTATGTTGATAGGTTATCTTCTTTTTACCAGTTTTTTCACGTTTAAACCTTTCTTTCTCACTTTTCGTCATCTCCCCTACAGTCTTAGGTGTCTTACTTGATACACGTTTACTAGGTCGACAGGCAGGGTAAGCCCTATCTTCACCTTTTGAACGTCCACAAGGCTTCCCAGTTTTAACATCAACCCAATTTTCCTTGAACCAACGAGTTAAACCACCCTTTGCTCTAGGATTAGGACTACTTTTTCTTTTTTGTGGCACGTTTTTTCTCCCTTTCGACACGATAAGTGCCGCCTCGCTTTTTATATTCTCGCACAAGCCACGCATTTGCATACGCTGAAGGATATACAGCGAATTTACGTTTTGCTTCTGCTTTTACTCTTGCATAAAGAGTTTTATTAACAGGAATGTTTGCCACGCTTTCCTCCTTTTTTCTTTTTCTTCTTCTTCCCTTTTGGTTTCATTACTCCATAAGCCATAACAAAAAAGCCTCTCAATATATTCTAAACGCAGTTTGTCCTAAAGTCTCTGGTTTTGCCAAGTTAAATTGTTGCAAACATAAATACCCAAAAGCATCAAAAGCGTGATCTACACCTAAATTTTTATTTGGTAATCCTGTATTTGGAGCATAAGTTAATGTTCTTAATGATTTTATTAATTGACGACATCTTGGATGAATAATTGTTCTCCTTATTCCATTTGCATCTAATAATGCTGTATTAACAGCAGTTATTTTATCTCTTATTTTCCAAGGTGCTTTTGGACTTGAAACATTAAAACCACTTCTTCTTAAAATATTATGATCTGTTGCTCCTACTCCACTTGTTTTTCTTGAACTTCCTGTAGGGTCTGGACAAGCAATTATTCTTCTATCAACTCCATATCTTCTAACTACTTCTTCAGCAAAATCCCAAGTAGTTGCTCCTCCTGTAAGCATTATTTCATCAAATACATATAAATCCTCTCCATTTCTTACAGCACATATTCCACTCATAGGGTCAACGTTAAAGTCTACACCCAATAAAACAGGTAAAACACTTATATCTACAGCTTCTTTTGATATATTTTCATCCGTAAAACTTACAGCTACTAATCCAGTTAAATTTTCAAAACTTGCCTCAAATTCTTGCCTAAATGTTCTCTTATCTAATTGAGCTTTTGCTGCTTTAACTTCCTCTTTTGGGACATTACCCCCCTCTATTGTTGTATAACACCACCTTTGCCATTCTTTCGTAGGATCACTTGCTACATAACACCATAAATCATAAAACCAACTCGCAGTTCCATCAGGAGTACTTATAAATAATGCCCATCCCTGCTTATCTGCTAATGCTGGCCTTATTACTTCAAACCATACTTCTGATTCCATAAATGCAGCTTCATCCAATACAACACCAGCAAGACTTCTACCCCTTAATGCCATTGCATTTTCTGTTCCCTTTAACTCAATACTTGACCCATTTATTAATTCTAGTCTTAAATCTGTCTCATTCTTACTTTGTATCCATACTTTTGGTACTAATCTCTTTAAACTCTTCCATGCAATATCTTTTGCCATCCTATAAGTAGGAGCACAATAAAAATATGTCTCCCCTGGACGATCTATTGCTGCTTTTAATAATTCAATACAACTTAAATAACTTTTTCCAAATCTCCTCCCCGCTACTAATACTCTAAATCGCCTTTTACTCTTGAATACTTCCCCTTGGGCCCATTTCAATTTAATCTCAGGTGCGGTTTTAATCGTCATACTTTATTATTCTTATATCATAAACATAATCTATCTTTCTTATCGTGGCTTTATCTAATTCTAGAGAAGATGATGTCTTAGCTAGAAAACAAAGACTCTATAAAAAACAAACTATTGGTATGCCTGCTAGAGCTTTGATCCTAGATCATGCCTCTAAAGAAGGTATCTCCGAAAGAACTGCTTGGGCTGATTGGCAACAAGTTAAACAATGGAATGATGAAGATTGGACTACTGATAGAGAAAATATGATTGCTCGTATCCAAACTATTAGACTTAGAGCTATTAATGCCGCTATGCGTAAAGGCCAATTTCAAACTGTTCAAACCCTCTTAGCTGATCTTGGTAAAGTTGTTGGTGAATCAGTCGAAACTATTAATATTCAAGCTCCTGAACTCTCTATTAAAATTGAAGATAAAAAATCTTAATTTCGAGAATATATTTATGGTACCCGTCCGCCTATAGAAACGTGTAACATTTGCTACACACCCCCCCATGTGTAACAAATGATACCTAGACTAGGTGTAACAAATGATACCTAGCTTAGATGTAACAAATTATACTTAAATTAGATGTAACAAATTATACAGGGATAAGCTCTGGCACCTGCTCCACTGTGAAGCCTAACGCCTCTAGAGCTGCGATATCGTAGCTATTGATGGTTATCTTCCCCGTCAGTTGGCTGACCCACTCAGCATGTTCTGAGGTCACGTACAAATGATTTTGCCCGTAGTTGCTGCGAACTACAAACGTAATTTTTTGGTCCATTGGTTTAATTTGTTTTGTACAATATTATTATATACATATCTTCCTATCTTGCCAACTGCATGCAGACAGTTCACAAACTGTCCACAAAACGTATACATTCTGTTTTGCTATTGGTATAATAATATTAACAACAGAAAAACCTTTTATTTTCTGTCTCACTCTTTCTCTAGTCTCTTTCTGGCTTTACTGTTTTGATATTTTGTCCTTTCTCAGGCCATGCAAGCAGTAGACAAAGAAACTAACCACAAACACCAAAACAATCAAAACCATGAAAAACCAATTATTTTTGATCTTGTTTTACTTTTTGTTGGGATCTGGGCTGTATGCAAGCATTCAAGATATGAACCAACAGCATATGGAATATGCTTGCCAAAATGGTTACAAAGTAGAATTAAGCTGTAAGTAAAAAAATTATTTTAATTTCTACAATAATATGATAGAATACTATCAAACCATCAAAACCAAATGAAAAAACCTAAAACATTAAAAGACTTAGCAAATCATCCTTGGGTTGAATCTATTTCAATTGAATTAAGCTCTGGGAACGGCTATTGGATTTATTTAAATGAGCCTTATTATTGCCATTTAATGGAACTATCCACGATTCACGAATACACGATCAAAGAATGTTGTGAGGTGTTCAATAATCATGTATCAGCGGATCAGGAAGCATGGGATAGGTTGCACACATGAAAACAACAAAAGAAATTTTTGAAGAATTAGAACAAGACGCAATTAACATTGCGTGCTTAGGATCTCATTTATTAGAACAAATAAAAGAGAGAGATAAGGAAATAGAAGATTTAAAACTACAACTAGAAACAATCAACAAACCCTTAAACAAATGATTGAATTCAACCAACCTTACGAGTATCAAGGCAAACTGCCTCAAGAGATTAGAGATGATTTTTTTGAAATGGCAGAAGGTAACGAGCTTTATATACTCAGAGCCTTAGCTAATCAATTAAATACGGACACACTAGGCGAGTTTATAGATGACCACGCAATGGGGAGAGTTTAAAAAATGAATTTAAATGAAATTAAAATAGCCGTTAATTCTGGACTTACTGTTAATTGGTCTAACGCTCTTTATGTAGTTATTAGACACTTTCCACGTTATCCAGACACGCCAGAATATTTAATAAAGTGTTTATCAAATAATCATTGTATTGGGTTAACTTGGCGTGATGGTAAAACTTTAAATGGCAAAGAATCAGATTTTTATGTAAACAATTTATGTAAACAATTAAATAAGGATATATGTAAACAATTAAATATTTAAAACATTACTTGCTATTTCTATAATATTATTATAGAATACTTAATAAGGGCATAGCCCTTAAAACAATCAAAACAAACTAGGAGTTTTTTATTATGGACGATCTAACAATCAAAAGAATTATTAAAGAGAATTTAAGATTTAAAAAAATTATTAAAGAGATGGAACAAGATATTGATGAAATTATGAAAGAGCTTGAAATTAAAAATGAACGAGAAAAGCAAATTCTAAAAGATAAACTAGAAAATCTTCAATTAAGAAAAGAAGAAATCAATCTCCCATTTAGTCAAAAATAGAGGGTATAAACTCTCTATTTTTTTATTCACATTACAAACAAACAAACACTAAACTAATTTTTTTTTATTATGTACCCATTTCAAATTAATGTATTACCAGCCTATGGTAAAGACTACAAAAACAAAAAAGAGATTTTAAAAGATTACCTAGATAATAAAGATTTTGAGGTTAGCGATATTTCAAATAAAGGAAAAATCAATAAGAGTGATTGTTTAAGAATGGGGATAGCTTGTTTAATTGTTAGATATAAGAACAATCAAAGATTAGCAAGTATCAATGTTATTAAAAATAGGATGAATTAATCATGTCTAGTATTGTATTCACTAATCTTGATGGTCAGTCTTTAGAAATTGACCTATTAAAAACAACTAATAAAGAGGCATTAGATCAAGGTTTTAAACATCTTGATAAAGCAGTCTACAAAAACAAACCCAAACAAACAAACAAAAACCAAAAAAATGAAATTACTAAAAGTTAGTTATCACAATAAAAAGCTATCTACTAGAAACATTCTTGACATATGTGCGGGAATTTGCTGTCCTATGAGTAAAGTTTGTAAATCTTGGGTTACTGTTCTAAATGGTAGGAGTCAAATTGTTGATGGTAAAGAGACACTTTTTAGATGTTATGCCGCAAGCCAAGAGGCACAATATCCACAAGTACATAAGAAAAGATTATATAATACAAAATTACTTTTAAAGGCATTAAATAACGGAATAGATGAGGCAGTTGAATTAATAGATAAGAGTCTTGATAAAAATTTAAGGTTAACTAGATTTCATTCATCAGGTGATTTCTTCTCTAAGGATTACGTTTTAGCTTGTTTAAGAGTCGCTGAAATTAATCCTCATAATGTCTATTACGCTTACACCAAATCAAATAGTTTCTTTTTAGATGTTGGTATTCCCTCTAACTTTCATATTTGCCCAAGTTGGGGCGGAACTGAAGACCATTTAATTAAATATTTTGATAGAAGTGCAAAAGTGGTTTTTAATGAAGACGAGGCTAAACGTTTAGGCTTACCGATTGACCATGATGATAGTTTATGTATGAAAAAAGGCGATCACTGCCACTTATTACATGGTACGCAACCTAAAGGAAGTGAAGCAAGTAGAGAACTAGGAAAAAGAAAGAAAGCTAAAAAAGCAGACTCAAGTATTTTTACAGGGTATTCAAAATGATAAAAGAGAATCCTAACAGAAAAGATTGTATTCTCCAAATGAAGGAATACATTAATGATGAGTATGAAAAAGATGAAATTATCAAAATCTGTATTAAAGATTTTGAAAAAGTACATAAATCAACTTTTTATGATTGGTATGAAATAGCAGAAAAAGAGATAAAAAATGATAAACAATGGCTAGATAAACAAACTATTTTATCAAATGAAAATTATGAAAAAGCTAAATTAAAAAAACAGTTATTTAGTGATGCAAAAAAAGATTATGAAAATGAAACTGATCCAAAAATTAGGAGTCAATTAAGAAAAGAATTAAACAGTTATTTAAAAGGATATTAAAAACGAAATTCGTTAACGAAAAAAAATTGGCATTACTTTCAAAGTCTGTAAGCCCAATAAAACAAAAAACAATTTATTTATGGAGCTTTTTAAAATGTCAAGCTATCACGATGATTATTTAGAGATGAAGTATGAAGAGC